ATTCAAATACTTGGGATGTAGCTAAGTTTGATGATTCCATGGAATCAGAAGACGGCTCAACGTTCAAAGGCATGTATTTGAAAATGCACTACGCAATGTTAAAAGGCGTTCAATTCTCTCATCAGCGTGCATTCTATGCTGCAGCTGATGGATTAGAAGCAGGAACGTATAACATAACTTTTGGTGCCGACTGGGGAAAAGCCAAAAACGGAAAGACTTATCAGTTCACATTATCACAGGCAGTAGAAAAAGGTGGACGCTTAGCTGGATTCTATGGTATGCCCGATACAGAGCCGGCTACATGGAAAGTATATAATTATGGTGCTGATGGTAAGATATTAAAAGAAACAGTTAATGTTATCGAAGGCTCAGAAGGTACAGCGTTAGGAACATTAAAGATTAATACACGGGATGGAAACTTAAACTCTATGCATGAGACCGCATACGGATGTAATAATTGGGAAATCTCAGCCATGAGACAGTACTTAAACTCCAGAGCTGGCAAAGGTGCATGGTGGATTGCTCAGGATGAATTTGACATTGCTCCTGACCAGTTAAATACTACAAGTGGTTTCTTGTCTGGTGTAAGTGATGACTTCTATAATGCAATGAGAACTGTAAAAGTTACAACTGTTAAGAACAATCCGACTTACGCAGGTGAAGTTGGAGTTACTTACGACAAGGTATTCTTACCATCGTTAGAAGAAATGTATGTAAATCCACAGAAGGCTGGGGAAGGATCTTATTATCCACTAATGAAAGCCACATGTGGATTAGAGACACCTATGGCTCAATATGGTACGTATCCAAAAATTATTACGCGTGCTTTAGAAAATCATGCAAGCGCTCAGCATGTGCGCTTGCGTTCGGCCTATGTAGGCAATGCTTCCAATGCGTGGGGTGTCCACTCTAGTGGCTATGTCAGCAACTTCAGCGCTAGTTACGCGTATAGAGCGTGCCCCGTTTGCGTGATAGGTTAATCTAATAATCCCACCGAGCCACCGCATCGGTGGGATAAGTTTCTTATTTACAATTTTAGGAGGATATTTTATGGCAGTTAATGTCGGCCAAAGAAATGTACCAGATACGCCTCAGTATAGAGGACTCAAAGCTAATGAGTTAGCTTTGAACTTATCAATTCATACAATCAAGATTACAAGCAATCCAAAGGTATTCGATGACAAGTATCAAAAAGTTATAGACAAGATTGTAGACTGTGCAGTCAATATTCAAATGGCATCGTGGACAGCTAATAACATTAGAGTCGGTGATGATCATGAGAAAAAAGTCATGAGATTGAAGTATCAGACAAAAGCAATCATCTACTGTAATAATTTGCTTGCTTACATCAATATCGCACAAAGGTTATTTCATTTGAGAGCAAAGAAAGTAGCTTACTGGATTTCGCTAGTTCTTGAAACAAGGAATATGATAGGCAGCTGGAATAGGGCTGACAAAAAGCGTTATAAAGATATCTAGATTATGATTATTGGGTGTAGGTTGTCTCAGAATGTGCGCTTGCGTTCGGCCAATGTAGGCAATGCTTACAATACGTGGAATGTCAACTCTAGTGGCAATGTCAACAACAACAACGCTAGTAACGCGAATAGAGCGTGCCCCGATTGCGATAATAGAAGACCAAAAGCATACGCATAGCGTTTGTGGTGTTTCTAGCTATACGCAAGGAACCGAATCCCGTTGGTATAATCCATAAACAATACTTTTAAGACGTCATATGGCTATAGTTAGCTGTGTGACTATCGCTTGGAGGAATATTTTATTATTACTGATTATGATAAAGAAATAGTGTCGTTTGATGCTTTATGGTATTCATTCATGAAATGTAAGAAAGGCGTGGGATGGAAGCCTGGTGTCATGTCTTACAATTTAAATGCGCCTGAAAGGGTGTATAAGATGACCAAGAAATTTGAAAAAGGTAGCTGGAAGAACAGCAAGCCAAGAGAGATAAAGATTACATATCCAAAGCCGAGGGATGGCTTATCAATTCCGTTTGAAGATAGAATCTATCAGAGATCTATCAATGACATGGTACTTTATCCATCGGCTACTAAGTCTTTCATTTATAGCAACTGTGCATGTCAGAAGAACAAAGGTACTGACTTCGCTAGAAAACTATGCGATAAGTATCTGCACCGTGAATATATCAATCATGGACTGGACTTCTATGTTCTACAAGTTGATGTACATGGATACTATCCAAATATGCGACATGACGAGGTTAAGAAGATATTTGCTAAATGCTTAAATGAAGTTGACTATAAAATGGTATGTGCAGTACTTGATACACAATATGTTGGCGAAGTTGGTTATAATCCAGGTTCACAAATGGTTCAGATAGCAGGCATCTCAGTACTCAATCCGATAGATCACTATATTAAAGAGCAACTTAGAATCAAGAGTTATCTAAGATATATGGATGATTTCTTAATTTTTCATCATGACTTGGCTTATCTTGAAGACTGTCTTGTAAAGGTTAAGGCAAAGCTCGAACAGATAGGATTTGAAGCGCATCCAAAGAAGACTCATATAAGAAGCGTAAGAAAAGGCTTTACATTTCTAGGTTTTGAATACCGACTGACTAACACAGGCAAGATTATCAAGACTCTAAATAGCGAGAATGTTCATCATGAGAGAAAGAAGCTTAGAAGAGAGGTAAATCTCTACCGCAAGGGGAAGATGAGCCTGGACAAAATTTATGAAGGCTTTAATTCATGGTGTGAAAATGCCTCACATGGAAATTCCTATAAAGTCATCAATCGCACTAAAAAATATTTAAAGGAGCTTATTGAAGATGGAAATTAAGAGAATCAATCAAACACCGGAAGAAAAAGCTGAACAGGAATACGCTAATTCTACTGCCATGGCTAATGCAGCCAATATTGAATACATCGCTATGATGTCAGATATTGACTTGCCAAATGAAAACGATGAAGTAGGAGGTACTGAAAATGAGTAAATTTGCAAACAAGGTTAAAGGATACTATGATGCAGGCTTCTGGAATGAAAAAATGGTCCGCAATGCTGTAGTCAAAGGCAAGATCACTGAAGATGAGTACAAAAAAATTACAGGCGAGGACTACTAATTTCATTAAATATCTAAAGGTTGTGCTAAAAGCGCAGCCTTTTTAAGTACAGAATAACAAAGGAGTAATTATTATGAATCATATTATTAAAGATATCATCTTAAGAACTGTCTACACGTTCTTAGAATCTATTTTATCGATGCTAGTTGTTGGTAATCTTATCTCTTCTTTTGATTGGATTACTATCATTTCAGTTAGCGCAACTGCTGCACTTATCGCTTTTATTAGAGCGTTATTGGTTGCTATTAAAAAGATTGATCCAGAAGTGACTGATTAGACGGAGGTTAATTGTTTTGAATGCTAGTGTAATTGCAGGTATTATAACTTTTTTGCTAGGAAGCATTACTTCTTCATTAGGAGTTGTTAGTTTTTACATTGCAAGAAAGAAAGATACAGCTAATGATGTAAAGTCTACAGTTGAGCAAAACACAAAGATTAATTGGAAGCTCGATCAACTATGTGACGATACAAGAACTATGAGAGTAGATATGCAAACGCAGTATAAAGGCATTGATACTAAACTCGATAAATTAAATGAGGAAGTTATTGTATTGACACGTGATCAAAAAACGCTCTTTACTCGACATGATGAAAATAAACATGATATCAATAGACTTGATGAAGAAGTGCAGGAGCTTAAGAATCGGATTGTAAGACTTGAAGCTGTAGAAGGAGGTAAATAGTATGAGTAAGATTGAAAATGCGGTTAAATACGCTATTAAGATTGCTAATGATAATAGTTATGGATATGACCAAATCCATAGATGGGGTAATCATGATTTTGACTGTAGTGGTTTAGTTATCACTGCATGTGAAAAGTCTGGTATTCCTTTAAAAACAAAAGGTGCTACATACACAGGTAATATTAAAAGTGTAGCATTAAAGAATGGTTTTAGAGATGTAACATCTAAGATTAATTTTAAGACAGGTGCAGGGTTAAAACGAGGAGATATCTTATTGTCGCCTGGTCACCATGTAGCTTTCTACTGTGGTGATGGCAAAATGGTAGATGCTCGCATTAACGAAAAAGGCAAAACAACAGGCGGTAAGACAGGCGATCAGACAGGAAGAGAGATTATGGTACATGCGTACAGTAATCATCCTTGGAATGTTTGTTTAAGATACAACACAGTTAAAGCTGCAGTATCTAAGATTACAGGTACAAAGACAAAAGTAAAAAGTGAAATTCCATACAGCGCACGTGTTGCGAAGTACCAGAAGGCATATAACAGCTCTTACGGAGGCAAGTTAGTTGTTGATGGTGAATTAGGTGAAAGAACCAGAGAAACATTCAATAAAGTACTATTAAAGAAAGGCACTGCTAAACCAGCTATCATTAAATTTGTGCAGGGGGTAGTTGGAGCGAACCAGGATGGAATCTTTGGAGACAATACCAAGAAAAAAGTCAAGGCTTTCCAGAAGAAGCACGGATTGACTGATGACGGTATTGTCGGTCCTAAGACAATTGCAAAAATGGTAAGAGAGGGCTGAGTGCCCTCTCTTATTTTTTTTGCGAAAAAAAATCAAAAAAAGTTCAGTTTGCTCTTGATATGTGTACACATATATGGTAATATATAGTTGTAAGGAAGAGATGAAGAAAATCTCAAGGAGGAAACAACATGAAAGAATTTAACATTTACAAAATCGCATTTGAAAATATGAAAGGAGAAAATGAAGAAATATTCGTTTTTGCCGAAAATGAAGAAGAAGCAGAAGACATGTTCAAGACTAACTTTTGGTATGACGACGACTTAATGGAACTCGCATATAAAAAATTTATTAATGCAACTTTAGTAAAAAATC